CATATATTTCTTTGTACACCACATAGTAGCCTTTCTTTCCAAAGAATTCATCAGTGTTGTGTGACCTAAGACCTGAACTATTCGCCATGTTGTCAGTGGGTGCATTCATTAAATTTGACCACTTAGACCGCAATTCTCCTACAGAGGTCTTTTGACGCAGAACTGCTGACAAGTACTTGCCTGCATGATACGCCATCTTAGGGTAGTAGGAGAAATCATCCATTTTCAGCTCCTTCAAGCCAGCAGGTGACCGGAGGTCAACTTCGTGACCTGACCTAAAGGGGTCTCCTGTCGGCACGTATTTGATGTGGTCTTGCATCACCTTGGATAAGTTATTAACCTGCTCAACACTCTGCTTAACAGGTGCTTTGGTCATCATGTAAGTGCAGTATATTGTACTGCAGAGCATTTCAATATTGGTGATCGGCACGGGGAGGAAAGGGTGCTGAACCTTTGTGTCTCTGAATCCTTGTGCAGACAGATCTTCATTCAACAGCCACACCTTAATGGTCCTGTAATACTCTTTATAATGAGAGCTGATGCCCTGCTTTATCGCAGCATCAAAGGGTGTGTAATTGAAGTCTGCAAAGCTCGGCAATATACCGCCTATGTCAGCCATGTCCGCTGTTGCGTTGGCCATTATGTATCTGAGGTTGTGGAGCAGGGCTTCAGTCTTCCTCCTGTTGTGTAAAAGCAGCAGAGCGGGGAAAACACAAGTTGTCAGTGACTCCTCGCGGTTGTGCTTCTCTCTAGTGCAGACATACATTGATGATAATTTGAATGGTGAAGCAATAAGGTCAGGTATCGCATCTTGATGGAGGCTGGTCCAAGGTGTTTCCTCATAATGCTGGCCTTTAACCACAAAATGTCTCTGTGACTTAGAGGATGGATTCCATTCAGAAGCTATGGCCTCGGAAGGATAGATTATCTTGAAGAGCTTGCTCTGCCTAGTGGTCGTCAATTTCGGGCCGCCCTGAACTATTAGCAAGACATTTTCATAACCCAGATTGTCAAGCCTAACATAATTGGAGTTAAATGTCTGGTTAGACATCGAAAGGATCGTAGTGACCATTCTGGACACAAACACAAGAGTATTGTATATACGGGTCTGTTCCAGCTCACCCTGGTGTTGCATCATCTCATCTTGTATTGACTTCTTCAGGGCCTTGTTTACGGGTGCGTCATTGTCATACGCAGGCACTGAAACCAACCCAGTGCACGGTTTCAGCACTGCTTTGCTCATGAACTCCATGAGCTCGCTTATGCTCACATTCACTGGTCGGTCACCTACCCCTTTATAGCCCGCAGAACTGGCCCATCCCCTCTCAGCAACAATCGACTGCTTGAGAAGCCTATTGAGTTTTACACTGCCTCTGTCATTACTCACCTTTGTCCTCCTCATAGCCTTGGCGAAAACATTTACATTATCTTGCAGCTTCTTGAGCTCCTGTGCAAACTGAGGTTTCTCATGGGCTAACACCGGTATCTTTTTCACTTGGCCCCAATTGGCCATTATAAATGCATGCAGTTCCTTATTGGACTTAACCATACCTTGCTTGTGCCTCATGTAATCATC